GCGGTGCAAACATGCAGGTCCGCTGCAACTGGAGGCGATCCAATGGCAGGCGTCCTAACCCTCACCGGCAGCCCGGTGACCTACACGGAATTACTCACAGCCTCCGAGGTCAAAGACTGGCTGCGCGTCCCGGACCCGTCGCCGGCTGATGCCGCATTCGATACGGAGATTGACGCGCTCATTCAGGCGGCGCGGGAGAAGGCCGAATATCACCAGAACAAAGACCTTGTAGCGAAGCAATGGGATCTCTTGCTCGACGGATTTCCCGGCGGATCGATTGAGCTTCGTAGCCCGCTTGCCTCCGTGGACTTGGTGACCTACAAGGACTCGGACGGCGCAACCACGACGCTGACGGAGAACACCGACTATATCGTGGACCTCAAGCGCGGGCTTATCATGCCGGCTTACGGGGAATCGTGGCCGTCCTTCACTGCCTGGCCGACATCAGCGATAACCGTCCGATTCACCAGCGGCAGCGCCCCGCCGAAACTTATTGAGATCGGGATGCTCTGCCTGATCGAGCACTGGTTTACCGGCAAGGGGCAACTCGGCGATGTGCCCGCCGGGATCATCAACGTTTTCAGGTACGGCGCGAAGGAAACAGTCTTCTAATGCCCGTCAGCGAAAAACTTCTGGCGCGCGATCTCCGGCACAAGATCGTTGTCGGTAAGCGGACCATCACCGGGCAGGATGCTTTCGGCAATGACACGATCGTTTTTCCGGTATTTGGAACCTTCTGGGTTGAAGTGACGGCCATGCAGGGCCAGGAATTAGATGCCGCGATGCAGCGGTGGGCCGAAGCTCGCTTCAAGGTGCGGATGCATTACAACACGTACGGCATCGAGCGGGCCGACCGGATCTACTGGGGCACGAGCATGCTGGACATCCTGGATATCGGGGACGCGCTAGGCGATCAGCGATGGCTCATCGCCTACTGCAAGGAGTTTGTCAAGTAAATGGCGACCGTCGAAACGGAAGTCTACGACATCCTGCGGGCCGCGAGCAGCATTACGTCCCTATGCCCGGCCACGCGCATTAAGACGCCAGGCCCGAATCAGAATCTCGCGCTGCCGTACATCGTACACTTCCCAGTAGCCGAACGGCCCACGCATACGCATGGCGGGTTGGCGGCGCTTCGCATCTGGGACAGCTATCAGGTTTCCGTGTTCTCCGCCGATTATGCGACAGGCCGCGCACTGGCCGATGCCGTGCGCTTGGCGATGGATGGCGTTACGTCTACCGGAGTTCACATACAGTTCAGGGGCACACTGCATCTTTACGAGGACGAAACGCAAGTCAATCATTTTGTTCTCGAGTTTTTCATTGCAGAAGCTCTCTAAGAGATTCGGGACTGTCGTGAGATAGACCCGTGGGGCCGGTATCCCCGGCCCATCATCCTAACACAAACTACCGCCGGGAGGCGGAAGGAGGATCACATGGCACAGAGTGGCATGTTGGGATCGGGCGTGAAGGTGGGCTATTCGGCCGCCTCCCCCGTTTCATGGATTGGATTGGGGCAAATTCTGGAAGCCGATATTCCAGGGCTTGAACCCGACGAAGTAGAAACCACGATTCATGGCACGTCGAATTTTCGGCGTTTCATCCGTGGGCTGATCGACGTCACGGAACTCCGGCTCGTCCTGTTGGCCGACTTGGACGAAGGCACAGGAGTAGATCAGGATGCGCTCTTCGCGCTTCAGGCGGTGGGTACAACCGTCTGGTGGCGCGTCGAAATCCCGGTTGACCGGGCGCGCACCGAATACACCGCCCTGGAATTTCAGGGATGGGTGAAGAACTGGCTCCCGCGGGCGCCAATGGACGATCGGCAGGAACTCGAAGTCACCGTCCGATTCGACGGTACGAGCTTCTCGAAGTATGCGGCCGGCGCATCGGCCATTTCGTAATATGCCGCGCGCAATTGACCCTGTGATCCTGACCACCACGGATGGGGAGGAGCGCAAGTTCCTCCTCACCATGGGCGGTATCCGGCGGCTCAAAACCCGTTTTGGCCCGGAGTTTCTCAAGGAGATCATGACCAAGGACGCGCAGGAAGCGTGCGTCCCGATTCTCTGGGAGGCGATGGTCGATAAAGCCGGGCTGACGCAGGAGAGCTTCGAAGACATCCTGCCCGCCGACATGATTGGTACGGCAAAGGCCGTCGCTCAATTATTGGGTGCATCGTTCCCGGAGTCGAAGGACCGCCCTATTCCGGCCAGTCCGGAGAGTGGGACTGGCTCGGCCTCTGGAGTAGTGCAGTAATTCACATCGGGCTGGCCGACGCCCAATTCTGGGATCTGACGCCGCGGGAACTTCATGCCCTCATCGAGTGCTGGCAGCAGCGCGAGGACATGCTCAACTATCGGGCGGGCCTCGCCGCCTCTGCCGTCTATAACGTGAACCGAGGGAAGAAGCGGCAGAAGATGATACAGCCGCTCGATTTCTTCGGGCGTAAGCGCAGGACCGCCCAGGGTACCGAGGAAATTTCCGCCTCGCTGAACCTTCTCTATTCATCCGTGAAGCTCAATGCCAAGTAAAAACAAGGTCGCATCGTTCGAAATTCGGGGTATCAGGGAACTCACCGACCAGTTAAAGGAACTGGACAAGGCCGTCGTCGGGCCGTACATCTATGACGTGCTCGGTGATGCGACAAGAATATGGCGGCAGCGGTTTGTCCAGGAAGCAACAGGCAAAGGATGGCCGAAGCGGGCTATCGCATCGGCTTTTACCTACTCGAAGCCGGATGCGCGTGAACGGACACGCAAGCGCGCAACGGCGTTGTTCGGAATCAGGAAGAAGGGCCGAGATAGGCCATACGCGCCTGGGTACGTTGAATGGTGGGGTAAGGCACAAGGGCGGGTAATCGGTATGTCCCTCGCCACAATGTTCGAACTCGGACTTGAGCATGGCACTCATAAGATGTCCGCCCGTCCGGCCTTCCGCCCATCCGTCTATGCCAGCCGTGAAGCCATGAAAGACATCATCGAGGACGGCGTATGGGCGATTCTCGAACAGGTCGCGGGGAAGCGTAGACCACCCTCGCAAATGCCGTTTATCGGCGGGGAGTTCGACTGATGGCGACACTGAATGAAATGTTTGTGAAGCTCGGCTTGGACGCTGGCCAATTCAGCACCGGTCTAAACCGGGCGTCTGGTGATCTTGGCGGCTTCGGCGGGAAGATTGACACGATTGTCGATAAGATCCTGTCGCCAGCGGGAATCGTAGCGGGGCTGGCAGCTATTGGGGCCGTCTCGTTTCAAACCGCGAAGATGTTCGACGCTTCGTTCGATACGATCCGCATCGGCACGGGAGCCACGGGTGAAGCGCTGGTGGGACTCCAGGACTCCTTCACCACCGTATTCAAGAACGTTCCGAGTGACGCAGCTACCGTCGCAACCGCGATCGCCGACTTGAATACCAGGCTTGGGCTTACCGGCCCCGAACTTGAGTCCATGAGCACGCAAATGCTCAACCTGGCGCGCATTACGAAGACCGAAGTTGGGCCGGTGATCGCCTCGACGACCAGGGTGTTCGGGGATTGGTCGATTGCGACAGGAGATCAATCGGGCGCTCTTGATTTTCTCTTCAAGACCTCTCAAGCCACGGGAATCGAGGTCGGGCGTCTATCCAATATTGTCGTGCAGTTCGGCGCACCGCTGCGGCAATTGGGCTTTGACTTTGAAGCATCCGCTGCGTTGATGGGTAAGTTCGAACAAGAAGGCGTCAACATCGAAACCGTTCTGTCCGGTATGAAGATCGGCCTGGCGAACATGGCATCGGCGGGAATCGATGGTGCAGCCGGAATGCAGGCCGCGATTGAGGCGATCAAGGGAGCGGGATCGCAGGCGGAGGCGAACGTACTCGCAATCGATATCTTCGGGAAGCGCGCCGGGCCGGACATGGCCGCCGCCGTCCGCGAGGGGCGCTTCGAGCTTGATGAGCTTATCGGAACGCTGCAAGCCAGCAAGGAGACTATCAATGATGCAGCAATAGCGACCGATGATTTCGGCGAGCGCTGGGCGACGACATGGCATAAAGTGCAGGCAGCCCTCTTACCAGTCGGCAATGCCATCCTCGGATTCGTTGAATTTGCAATAGCAGGACTCGAAAAACTTGTTGATTGGTTCACTCCAGTTTTCGAATTTCTCGTTGGGGGACTCCAGAAGATATTCGAATGGCTTGGGAAGGTCCCTGGCGCATCGAAGGTTTTCGGCGATCTGGGGAAAGATACCGAGGATTTGACGAAATCGCTCAAGGACCTGAGCAAAAATACGACCACCGTCACAAAGGATCAGAAGGATCACATCAAGGATGCTCTTGATCCACTCCTGAAGAAAACCCTCAAGCTGACAGATGAGCAGAAGGAGCTCAACAAGGAGTACAAAAAGTATGAGGATTATCTGAAGGACGCGAAGCGTGAGACGGGCCTCCATCAGACAGCGATCTTTAAGCTCCAGCTCGAAGTCGTTAAGGCAAGAGAAGAGGTAGCCATATTCGGACATGGGCTCATGATGGTCGGAAAGGAGACAGTCAATTATATTGCTGAAGCCTTTAATCTCAGCGATGCACTGCATGACGTCAAAGCAGCCGCATTTGACGTAACAAAGGCCATGCCGGAAATGTCCAATGAAATTCAGAAGGCCATCGGATTGTCCGTGTCGAACGTGGACAAGCTCGGCGAGGCGTTCAAGACGCTGAACGTCAAGACCTCCACAGAACTGAACAAGACCGCTGCGGATGCGCAGGCGGCCTACGAAATAATCAGGAAATCCGGCGTGGCGACGGCGAATGAAATCCTTCAAGCGGAACTCGCAGCGTTGAAGGCGCGGGTCGAAGCGCAGCGGGTCGCCGGTGTTGAAGTGACCAAGGAAGACGAGCGGCGGCTAAAGAAACTGGAAGATATCCTTGATGAGCATGTCGAAACGCAGAAGGGTACTTGGGGCGATCTAGCGAAAGAGGTTAGCACGATCTTCGATGACCTGGGCAAAGGTTTGTCAAAGGCATTCCTGGGAATCTTCGGCATTGGCGTCGATAATTCGGCCCTAAAGAAAGAAGAACAGGACCTCAAGGATTCTCTTGCCGAACGGACCAAGGAATGGAATGATTACCAGTCGAACTATACCTCCACGCTGGAGACGATCCGCACGGATGCGGCGAAGGAACTTGCCGATGGACTGGCCGACCTTCAAACCAATTTAGACGATAAGCAGACTGAGTATGATTCCTACGTCGAGGACACAGTAGCGAAGCTCGCCGAGATCCGCAAGGCCAACAGAGAAGGTCTTGCGCAAGAACTTGCCGACCTCCAATCGGGCCTTGACGAGAGGGGCAAGGAATATGCTGAATATGAATACGGCATTCAGCTACAAATAGAGGATGCCCGCGAGAGGTATCGGGAAACTCTGGAAGATCGGCAGCGGGAGTTACGGGAAGCCCTCTCTGATGAGTTGCGCGAGTATGAGGATTATGTTGAGGATGTGAATCTACGGCTATCCCGCCTGGGCGAAGATTACGCTGAGTCGGTTGATGATGAAACCCGCGATACCAATCGCGGCATCGAGGACAAGAAAAAACTTTACGAGCGCGACAGGAAGGCAATCG